CGATGATAATTTTGCTCTAGAAGCATATGTAAACAATTATGATGGATATAGTGGGCAGGGAGATATTCTTACTAAATTTGGAATGTCCCTGAAAGATGATTTGAGTTTAATCATTTCCAAAGAAAGATTTGAGGATTTCATTTCTCCCTTTTTAGAAACAGAAAGTGATGAAGAAATTGTTTTAGCATCAAGACCTAGAGAAGGAGATTTAGTATATTTTCCACTAGGTCAAAGATTATTTGAAGTTAAGTTTGTAGAGCACGAACAACCATTTTATCAACTAGGCAAATTATATGTCTATGAATTAAAATGTGAATTGTTTGAGTACGAGGATGAAGTTATTGATACAACTATTGAGGAAATTGATACTCAAATTCAGGAAGAAGGATATATAACAACACTAAGTTTAATTGGGATTGGAAGAACTGCAACAGCATTATCAACAATTGGGACTGGTTATATTAGACAAATAACCTTGAATAATGATGGATATGGATATACTTCCCCCCCAACTATAGGCATATCTTCCGCACCTCTTGGTGGAACAAATGCATCAGCAAAAGCAATTACAGAATTTAAATCCGGATTTTATGCTATAAAACAAATAGTATTGACGAATGCTGGTACTGGATATACTGTTGCCCCAAATATTTCAATTATTGGTAATGGAACTGGTGCTGCCGCCACATGTGGAATTGAAACCTCACAGTCTGGCGTCATTTTTATAAATCTTACTGATAATGGTGTTGGGTATTCAACGGCACCACATGTAAATATTATAGGAAGTATTGGTTCTGGAGTAACAGCAACTGCAATATCATCAGTAGTAGGAACTTCCCAGACTGTATCTTCAATAAGTCTTACAAATCCTGGAGTAGGATACACCATTGCCCCTCAAGTTGTTATTGATGGACCGCCAATTCTAACTGGAATTGGAACTTATTTGTTTAATGAGATTGTAACCGGGTCTAGGTCAGGAACAACTGCAAGAGTCAAATATTGGGATTTTGACACTAAAATTCTTAAGGTTTCTTTTGTCAATAACGTAACACCTAATGGATTTTTCCCAGGAGAAACAATTACCGGATCAATTTCTAATGCTCAATATTCGGTAAATACTTATAGTAATTGGAATCCATATGATAAGTATGGTGATAATTTACAGATTCAGACTGAAGCAGAATCTATTTTAGATTTTTCCGAATCCAACCCATTTGGTTCTTATTGATACTATAAATACATAATACGGTAATGATTGAATAAACGGGTATAGAAAAACGTTAGGAACCTATTTTTACCATCAAATTATTAGAAAGACTGTTACTGCATTTGGAACTCTTTTTAATGACATTTACATAGAGCATAAAAATTCATCTGATGTAGGAATCAGTCAGATGAAGGTTCCTCTTGGATATGGACCTATGCAAAAGTTTCTTGCCAGGATTGAGCAGCAATCCGAATTGAATAAGGCAATTCAGATTACTCTACCCAGAATATCGTTTGAAATGACTTCTATTCAGTATGATCCTACAAGAAAGGCAAATGTAACTCAAACATTTAAAACTTGTGGCAATGGAAATACTATTAAAAAAGTTTATATGCCAGTTCCATATAATATTGGATTTCAGTTAAATATTATGACCAAGTTGCAGGATGATGCTCTACAAATAGTTGAGCAGATTCTTCCAAGTTTTCAACCATCATTTAATTTGACAGTAGATTTGGTAGATTCTATCGGAGAAAAAAGAGACATTCCCGTGGTTTTGGATAGTGTATCTTTTACCGATGACTATGAAGGAGACTATTCGACTAGAAGAACTTTAATATATACTTTAAATTTTACTGCCAAAACTTATCTGTTCGGACCAATTTCCGATAGTACAGATGGTCTTATCAAAAAAGTACAGGTTGATATGTACACTAGTGCTGACACTGCAACTGCTAAGAGAGAAATGAGATATACCTTGGTTCCAGACCCAATTGACGCAGGTCCGGATGACGATTTTGGATTTAATGAAACTTGGGAGACATATGGTGATGCTAGGATTTATAGTCCAACTCAACAAAGTGACATTTGATTCATTATGAAAAATAATTATGACGATTTGGACAAGGCATTGAATATTGAAAGTAGTATTGTTGAAGTGGAAAAATCGACTACATCAATTGATATTATTCCGGCACAAACGGATGATATAAAAAAAGATTATGAATATACACGAGCAAATTTATATTCATTAATTGAAAAAGGTCAAGAAGCAATTAATGGAATTATGGAACTTGCCGGTGATGGTGGAAGTCCAAGAGCATATGAAGTAGCAGGGCAACTTATTAAGAGTGTTGCAGATACGACTGATAAACTTATAGATTTGCAGAAAAAACTCAAAGATGTTCAAGAAGATAATACTAAAGTTTCAAATAATGTGACAAATAATGCCGTATTTGTTGGGTCCACTTCCGAATTGTCAAAATTACTGAAGCAAGGTTTTCTAAATAATAAAGACTAATAAGTTGTAATAAATGAACGAGCAATTAAAACCATATAAGACTTTGGAAGAGATTGCTAAAAAGCATCGTCTTGAAGCTTCCTTTATTCAGAAACAACTTGATATGGGTGCTCCAATTGAACACGAGCATACAAAAAATCAAAAATTGGCAACTGAAATTGCTCTTCAGCATTTGGATGAAATTCCAGATTATTATACTCGTTTAAAGAAACTGGAAGCAGATGCTAAAAAGCATCATAAAAAGTTTAAAGATGTAAATTTTAGTGGTGCAGTTAAAGAACTTGAAAATGAATTGAAAAAATTGAATGATATTTCATATGATTCAATTGATAAATTGATGCGTCGTATAATGAAAAAACATAATATGACGGCAAAAGAATTACATAATGCTTTTGTTGAAAGGCACAATAAAACACCAGATGCTTGGATTAAAAAATTAAACGAAGGTAATCTTCATCACTGGTTTAAGGGTTCTAAATCAAAAGATGGAAAACCTGGATGGGTTGAAGTAATTTCAGGAGAACCTTGTGCTCGTGAAGAGGGTGAAACAGGAACTCCAAAATGTGTTTCTTCTTCAAAAAGAGCAAGTATGTCAAAAGCAGAAAGAATATCAGCACAAAGAAGAAAAAGTGCTGCTGACCCAAATCAACCAGAAAAATCTGGAGCATCAAAACCAACATATGTTTCTACCGATAAACCAGAAAAGAAAATGAACGAAGAAAAAGATATTAAGGGAAAGAGTAGTGGTAAAAAAGATGCTTGCTATACTAAAGTAAAGTCAAGATACGATGTTTGGCCAAGTGCATATGCTTCCGGGGCATTAGTAAAATGCCGTAAGGTTGGTGCCGCTAATTGGGGTAATAAATCAGAATCAATAAATCTATCATCAAAGGACCCTCTCTCGGAACAAATGAGTATGATGCGTTACTGCCCCAAATGTGAAAAGGATGAGACTAGAGAAGAATGTAGATATGGTACTAAGTATTGGGATATGTTCTCAATACCCTCAAGTTTATCATCAAATCAGATGAAGTTTAGTATTGCTCAGGTACATCCTGCCAATGAGTCTAAGGAACCAGATCACGAATATTCAATGGCAAGATCTGAACTCTCCACAATTATTTCTGCGGCAAAAAGACTTCGCGGTAAGTTGAAAGGTGAGGGTAATATTGAAGCGTGGGTTCAATCAAAAATTACAAAAGCAGCAGATTATATTGATGCCGCTGCTGACTATCTAGATAGTGGTGAGCATAATGTTCAAGGATCAATGGATGAAGCGTGTTGGTCTGGATATAAAAAAGTTGGTATGAAGAAGAAGGGCAAAAAAATGGTTCCAAATTGTGTCCCAGAATCAGTTTCAATTGAAGACGCAAGTGGAAATCCTTATGTTGAATTTATTGATATTATTAAACCGGAAGTACTAAAACGAAGTAAAGGTATTGGTAGTAGACTTCTTGGAGAGAAAAAGTTATATTCAAACTGGAGAGAAGAACTTGCCGAAGATTGGCAGTCAGTAAATCGCAAAGATAAAACAGATGGGTTAAGTCAAAAAGCAGTTAATGCA